GTTCCCGCCCTTGAGAATCGGCGGCGTTTCCTCCAGCAGATCAGCCCACTTTGTCTGCTCCAGCGGGATAGGGTCGCCGAGGGATTCACTGCTCTTTGATACATACGCCCTGTTGGATATCACATACGGGTATATCACGCCCGCCTCTGTATGCATCTCGACAAACCTGTGATACTCCAGACGTGTATAATGCTTATCGTTAGCCGCATAGCTGTCTTTAAACACAACGCCCGTTATCTTCCCGTTATCGTCCTGCTCCGTCACGATAAAATCCATAGGAGTAAACATATCAAGCCCGCTGCCATTAGGCTTTATGATTACCGTGCCATAAGCGCAGCCATACTCTACCCAATGTCGTAGGCTATAATATGCTTTATCAATCTGCTCCTGCAACCACGCCCCGCGTGCGCCGCCGTCAATTTGGATTTTAATTCCTAGCGTGACGAGCCGCGCCGTTTCGGAGCATACCGCCTTTGCAAAATTTATAGTCTTTATTCGGTTTTCTGCGTCTAGCCAGTATGGCGCACCGCGGTAGATGTTGGCACACTCTACAACCTTTGCCATCATCCGCGCTGACGTGGTATCCTTTACCCTAAAATCTTTCTCCGCCTGCTTTTTAAAAATCATGCCTATCCACCTTTTTACTGCTGATAAAATTCCCATTTCTGTATCACCTATGCCGTATTGCCCCGCCTGTTAAATAATGGCTCAAATGCGTACCGTGTGGCCGCTATAGTGTGGTCTGCCTGTCCTTCTGGATATCCACTGATGATGTTCCCGTCCTTATCCCTGTCATACTCATACTTTGTAAACTCATCATAGACATTCGGTGTACGGTGGCGGTCAATAACGATTGTGCGCCGCTGTAACCACTTAAAACCATACTCCACGCTACCCGGTCCCTTTGCAGCCCCCGTTGCCGGAAGTCCCATATCTCTATAGTCATTGATTGACTTAGGCTCGGCACTGTCGCAGATGATCCGGTAATCATCGTAGCCCTGTTCTTTTATCCACTGTGCCGTCAACTCATTGCTCGTCTTATGCACATAGTTTTCGTCAATAAAATAGATTTTCTCTCTTGTGCTGTCGTAATACGCCCGAATAAAAGCATATGCGTCTGGATACCAACCGAAATCCACGCCTTGATATATTCTATCCATGTGTGAGATTTCCTCGTCTGTGATTTCCCGTAATTCCAGATATTCAAAGACGTTTCCGCCGTTTCCGTTTGCCTTCCCCATGTACTCATTATCATACGCATCTGGATTGACTTCCTTCAGATGTTCGGCGTCACTGATAAACTGCGCTCCTAGCCAGTCTGGATCTACATCAAGGTATGTGCTTCTAACCACCATAGCATCGTCATTCTTTGTTTCCGCTTCATTCGTATATTTATTCGCCCAGTTATTCTTACTTCTAGGAGGGTTGAATGACTTGAATCTATATGCCTTGTCTCCGCCACGGATAGCTGACTGCTGTATGCTTCTGGCTTCCTCCGGCCCCGCAAATTGGTCTAATTCTTCCATCCATAAAATACCGATATAGCCAAATTCCGGCTTGATTGACTTGATTTTCAACGGGTCATCAGCTCCACGGAAATATATTTTTTGCCCGGTCGGAATATGCGTAATCTCAAACGGGGATACTTTAAAACGAAAATTATCTTCCAATCCCAACTTTGCAATCGCCCATTTCATTTGTGCGTACACGGAATCTTTGATAGTATTCCCAACTTTCCGTAACACAAGTGCGTGCATATTCGGATTATTCTTTATTAACTCCGGTATAATGCAGGAAATCGCGGAGGACTTGGCTGAACCTCGTCCCCCAGGCAAAACATATTCTGAATGTCTCCCTTTCCTTACATCCCGTATCATCGGGTGAAACACATCTGCAATCACATCAAGGTCTATATGATAATCTTTTGAATTTTTGGCGGCTTCTGCTGCCTTTTCTTTTGCATCCTGTTCTTCCTTTATCGCTAACGCTTTTTCAAGGTCGTTCATCGCCTTAAGTTGGTCGGAAAAATCAGGGGCAAATCCAAAGGAATCCGTCAAAAGGCCATTTGCAATTTTGGATCGACGTACCTGAATTTCTGTCAGAGACATAATATCTCTTCCGGCTTGTTTTTCGATTTCCGCCTGCCGTTCTGCTATATATGCTGAAACTCCACGCTTTTCCAAGATATTTTTTCTTGCATTTTTAATGACTGCATCAGAATATTTGGCTTTTCTGGCCGCATCGGATAAATTCCCGCCATTCTTCAAATATTCATCCGCAAATGCCTTTTGCTTTGGTGTTAGCATTCTCTCACCGTCCTCTACTTCTTTATGAGACAAAAAATACCACCAGGGAAAGCGATATAATCCCAATTTGACATATGATTTTTATCACGTCACTCTTCGTCCCGATCATAAGCCCGAGCAGGAATGTTATTATCATTCCTGACACGAAAAAATGCCACGGAATCATTTCTCTAATCATCCTGTCCCCATCCTTTCGTCTGTTCCCATATGTCCGCCAAACACTTTACCGCCTCAATCGCGCTCGCTGTTCGCAATATCTCGTAGTCCTTCATCCTCCATCCGTTCCGCCCGTTTTGAAGTGTAGGTGTTGTTAAGATCCACATCGTTATCATCCTGTCCTGCTCTTCGCTGTAAAACTGGCTGGTAGAAATTTTGATTACGAGCCCCGTGGACAGTATGGCGCGCTGAAGCTTTTTCATGACAGCATTACAATTCATATCATACCCCATACAGTTATTATTCTATTTTACCATTCTCGTTTCCTGATCCGCGTACCCCTTTTACACAATTGCATGTCCTTCCAGTATCATATAGCTGTTGTATAGATATATCGTTTTCCTGCGATACCCATAAAAATCTTTCCTCCCGATAGGGATGTTGCATATCTTTGAGATGTTGTCATACCCCAGCCCTGATGTCAGGCTAAAAAACAGATATTGCGCCAACTCTGCATATGCGCTTTCCGCAGCCAAAAGCAGCAGTTCCAATTCCCTCCCCTTTGCGTTTTTGCACTTGTCTTCTATTTTTTTTACCTCATTGTATGTCAGACCGTAACCATTAAAGTATGTGTCCCTTGTTCCCACATCCCCCACCTTCTTTCTTTTTGCTTTATTTTTTTGTAACCATATCCAACTCCCGCAGGATTACTCCTTTAAACTCTGCTGCCTCGCAGGAACGCATCCTGCAGCGAACTCTTCCATGTCGGTTCTGCCTGCTCCTGCACACGCTCCACCATGTCGCATTGGTAAACAATCTCTGTTGCCCATTCCCGAATTTGCCGAAGCCCATCCGCATCCGGTGCGATACCTGCACGCCGTTCGATCGAGAGCGCCAGATCCCTGATCCGGTTATCTGCCGCCATCCATACCGGTTCGGCATCCGGCTGCGTTTTAATCCATATTGCCATCATTATTCTCCTGTCATAGTATTTTTGCATTCATTAAGTTTTTAAAGATGTACATCGGACATGCCACAACTATGCTGTTTCCTGCCTGCTTATAAAGCTGTGTGTTGCTGTTTACTTTTTGCGCTTTGGCAAAATCCTCGTCGTCAAAATCCATCAGCCGAAAGCATTCTTTCGGGGTCAGACGCCGCACCCGCATTTCAGGCGGCTCGCACACATAGTTATCTTTTTGCGTAGTCGTTAGGGTGTTGCATATTCCCTGTCTGTTCGGTTCTAGTCTCTGTACCGTTGGCGCTCCTTGCGTCCTGTCCGATGGATTTTCCGGATTGCGTCCCCGGCTTGCCACAATAAATGGCTGGCGGCCTCCACCCATGCTGCAATTAAGCGCAGGGCATAATCCGTCTGTATCATACACTCTGCCCTGGTTCGGATTATCTCTTGTTTTTGTGGGCATTATATTTCCAATTTGCCTTACCCGTATAAGACTTTCGCTGCCGTCCTTGTAATATCTTGCCCGTATACAAGGCGACACGCCTTGCGTATCAGGATCATTTATCACTGCCCCAAAACCATTTCCATTTTTCTGGTTTCGCGTTTTATGCTCCATCATCCCGTTTAATCGCGCAGACGATACATAATATTTTTCCTCCACTTCTTGTTCTAATATGTCTTTAAGTTTCCGTTTAAGTGGCAAACTTTCCGGGAATTTAAACCCCCCC